TCAAAGATCCAAACGGAGTATATCCAAAAAAAGAATATCAAGGCAAACAAGATACAAATAAATTAGCTACTGGCGATAAATCTCATGCATATTTTTCAGTAAAATCTAAAAATAGAAAAACAGCTATAAAAAAATCATCAACTGGAACTTGGAGCGAACCACCGGCAGCATTTGGCGCAAGATATCCTAGTAATCAAGTAACTGAGACCGAAGCCGGTCACGTGATAGAACTAGACAATACTCCAAATGCCGAAAGAGTACACATATATCATAAAAAGGGAACCTATATTGAAATAGATGTGAATGGCACAATGGTTAGAAAAGTTGTAGGCGACAATTACGAAGTATGTGATAGAAATGGATATGTTTATGTTAAAGGGGCATACAATTTAACTGTAGGCGGAGCAACAAAAATTTTACTGGAAAACGATGTAGATATTGAGGTAAATGGCGCACTTAGTGTTACTGGACATGGATCTACATTAGTACAATCTGCAAAGACTGTCCAAGTGGTTGCAAATGCTATAGATATTTCTAGCAAATCTAGTATAAGATTGGCGGCAGAAGGCAGGGTAGATATTCAAGGCTCAGATGTTTATATTAACGCAAAATCTGGAATGTTTGCTGCAAAAGCAGCGGGAGATTTGGCATTACAATCCGGGTCAGGATCAACTGCAAGTTTAAAGGGTGGTTTAAAAGCGCAAATAGATGCAGCTATGATAACAACACATGGCGGCGCAATTTCTGTACAAATGTCAAAATTGCCGATATATTCTACTCCCGATACCGTATCTGTATCTACAGAGGCAGCAACTAATGAATTAACAAGACCAGATTCATCTAGTAGTATTTTTCTAGGAGATTCTTTAGAGGAAGATGCTATTAAACTTTCGGAAAATAGGATTAAATCCAAGGATATTCTTGATACTATACCGTTATCAAGGACTGTCGGTTTTGATAATACTACAGGATCTGTGGTTGGCTATCAAGTTGCTACTTCAGAGTTTAAAAATTATTCAAATTTTCCTACTTCATTAAGATTATCCGAAAATTACACTTTAGGGGATGTGAGTACAAATTGTCTTGCAACATCGTTTGCCGTTCAAGATCAAAATGGTATGACAAAACAAGAAATTGTAGGCAATTTAAAATATCTTGCAGTAAACGTATTAGATAAAGTTTACGCACAATATTCAGATGTTGTAATTACTAGCGGATTTAGAGCAGGATCTGGGTCAGATCATAATAAAGGATTTGCAGTAGATTTACAATTTACATCCCATAGTTTTTCCGAATATTATGACATTGCAAAATGGATTAAAGATAATACTCCATATAAACAGATTTTACTAGAATATGCTACCAGGGCCACTGGTACTATTTCTTGGATACATGTTTCTGCAGCACCGGATGGTAGCAAATCTGCAATGCAAATTGGCACCATGGTAAATCATAGTACTGTGGCCCCTGGCATTCAAAATGCGTTAGTAAATCTATTATAAATAAAAGACAATATTTATATTTCAATGCATCTAGGAAACCAATTTTTTAATAAATATTTAAATGTCAACAATTAATAAAGTTACTAGAAGATATACGGATATAAATTTAATTTTTAATCCACACCCGTATACAAAAGATATTCTTGTTCGTAAGAATATAGATGCGGTAAAAACATCTATAAGAAACTTAATTCTTACTAAAAATTACGAAAGACCATTTCATTCGGACATTGGTTGTCAAGTTAACAACTTATTATTTGAAAATGCAACTCCAAGTACAATTTCTGCATTGAAAAGAACAATACAAAATGTGATTGAAAAATATGAACCAAGAGCTACAATTTCAAAGATTAATATTATTGACAATATTGACAACAATGAAATTGGAATAGAAATTGTATTTTTTCTTAATAATGTATCAGATCCAATCACGGTATTAACACAACTTAGTAGAGTAAGATAATGGCAAATTTAAGAATTGCGGAATTAGATTTCGATACAATTAAATACAATCTAAAAGAATTCCTAAAAAATTATACCGCAGCCGATGGTGCACCTTATTTTACGGACTTTGATTTTGAGGGGTCTGGATTATCTGTACTTTTAGATTTATTATCATATAATACTCATTATAATGCATACTTGGCTAGTATGGTTATTAATGAAATGTTTTTGGATTCTGCGGTAAAAAGAGATTCTGCAGTATCATTGGCTAAGAATTTAGGATATACTCCAGTATCTGCTCGAGGAGCAATTGCAAAATTATCTTTTGAAGTAATTTCTCCTACTAATAATCCGACATTTTTAACTTTAGAAAAATATACACCATTTTCTACACAGGTTAATGATACCGTTCTTACTTTTGTAAATCTAAAGAATGTAACAATACAACCCAATGTTGGTAGATACCTATTTAATAGCGTAGAAGTGGTTGAAGGCATACCTTTACAATACACATATAGTGTAGATGTTCCCGGACCTGCTGAAAAATATGTTATACCAAATGATAATATAGATACTACCACACTTGAAGTTATAGTTCAAAATTCACTAACCGACACAACACAAATACTATATGCTGTTGCAGAAGATACTTTAAATATTAGCGGAGAATCTACTGTTTACTATTTAGAAGAAACTCCTGGAGGAAAATTTCAAATATACTTTGGCGACGGTATTCTTGGTAAAAAATTAACTAGAAATAATTTAGTAATAATAAATTATATTATAACTAGTGGATCTATAGGGAATGTTTCTGGATCAATAAGACAAAATTTTAGTTGCGAAGCATTAGTAGGTGGAGGTAGTATAACAGGCACAATAACTGCAGATGTAAACTCACAAGGCGGATTAGAAAAAGAAAATATTGATAGTATTAAATTTAGAGCACCTAGACTTTCATCATCTCAAAATAGAGCAGTTACTGCTGCAGATTATAAAGCATTAATTGAAAGAAATTTTCCTTTAGTAGAATCTATTTCTGTTTGGGGCGGCGAAGAAAATGATCCTCCAAAATATGGAAGAGTTATAATTGGATTAAAGCCTTATGTTGGATATGAAGTCACAGATCAAGTAAAAAATAATATTTCAAAATTAGTTTTGCAAAATAAACAGATGCTCGGAATTGCTACTGAATTTATTGAACCTGATTATTTTTATGTTAATCTATCTATTAAGATAAAATATAATACTGCTAAGGGAACTTTGTCATCCACCACTATTAAGAATTTGGTAATAAACGAAGTACAAAAATATTTTTCAACATACCTACAAAAATTTGAACAAAGTTTTATATTTTCAAAATTATCTAAAAACATTGATAGTTTAGATGACTATATTATTGGCAATTTAATGACTTTGAAATTACAAAGAAGAATAACTCCAGAATTAAATAGTATAAGAAATAATTATATTAATACAAATTCTATAAGATTTAAAAATGCAATTAAACCCGGAACACTTGATAGTACAGAATTCTTAGTATCCTATAATGGTGCAGTTTTAAATGCAAAATTAAAAGATGTACCAAATGATTCATTTCCAAACAATAATGGAACTGGCAAAATATATGTAATTAATAATGATAATAACGAAGTATTATATACTAATTATGGAGATATAAATTATGCAACAGGTATAGTAACAATTTATAGTTTAATGATTTTGGGATATCTATCAGATATTATTGATGTTAGAATATCTGTAGAAATTCAGGATGAGTATCTTGATATAAATGTTAGTAAAAACGAAATTTTAGTTCTTGATGATAGTACATTAAATCCAGAATATAATAGAATGGCAGGATTGTCAGTAAATATAATATCAGTATGAGTAGAATAAAAGAAAAACTATCTAAGATATTTACTGCACAAATACCCGAATTTCTTCGGGTTAGTGATATCGTTCCTCCAAACGGACAAGTTATATCTACGACAGCATATTCTAAAATTGTAACTGTTGGGTCTACTGCGGATATAATTGCAGGTGATAAATTAGTTCAGCCGGCAATAACAAATACTGTATTTGTAACAAAAGTTTTATCATCATCGAGTATTGAAGTTAGCGATAAAATATTAGTTACATTATCTAATATTGTTGCACAATTTGTAAGAAATGATTCTACATCAAATTTTGTAAAATTTTTAGCAGCATACTATGAATTTCTTGAACAGGATCAGGGCCCGCAAGAATTACTACAAAATGCAAGATCATATGGGGATACTGATCATACAACAGATGAACTATTAGAACAGTTCTTTAAAAATTACGGCAACGATATTCCTAGAAATATTGCTGCAGATAAACGTACATTTGTTAAACATTTTAGAGATGTATATAAAAGCAAAGGTACAGAAGAAGCGTATAAATTGCTTTTTAGAATTTTGTATAATGAAGATGTTTCTTTTAAATATCCAAAAACCTTAACATTAAAACCATCCGACGGCATTTGGAAAAAAGATTTTATAATGAGGGTAGTTCCTTTATTAAATAATCCTTTTGATTTAATTGATACAAAAATTGTTGGAGTTACTTCGGGAGCAACTGCAATAGTCGAAAATGTATTAAAAATAAGAATAAAAAATACAACAGTTTATGAATTATATCTATCTAAAATTAAAGGTACTTTTATATCGGAAACAATTACTTGTACTAAATTAATAACTGCTCCTAACGTAACATCGACAATACAGGTAATACCATTACCAATATTAACAAAAATAGATATCGTAGATGGAGCAGCAGGATATGTAGCAAATAGTAAAATACTAATAGATGGCGTATCTACAAAAATAAGTTTATTGTCAGATTCGGGCAAAATTAAAAAAATATCAGTTCTTGAACCATTTTTATATTCATCATTAGGGGCATCAATTACATATACAATTGATCCTCCTTATAATAGTATTCGAGAAAATAATATAACATTTACGAATGATATTGGTACATTTGTTTCTAATATAAAACATGGTCTTATAAAAGGGAAAACTGGAAAATTATTTTTTTATAGTAATGCATCTAGTAATTTAAATTTGACCGAAAGAAATTTTTCTGTTAGCACTGTACTTGATGATAATAGATTTAGATTCAATTTTATAGGCGGGTCTGGTGGCGGAAATACAACGCTTCAGGCAAACTTAACTTACACAGAAAAGGCAACTATATCGCCAGTTATTGGCATAGTAAAAGAATCGGATGGATATTGGTTAACAAATCAAGGAAAAATTTCCGAATTAAATTATATACAAGGTCCATCTCCATCTAGCCCAGATCAAACAAAAATTTATTATCAACCATATTCATATGTGGTTCAAAGTGGGCTTTCATTAAGTACGTGGAAAAACATAGTTGTACCAATTGCTCACCCTGCAGGCACAGAATTATTTGGTGAAATATTAATTAATAATACAATAGATGCAAATGTCTATCCTGCAAGTAATGCGGAAATATGGGATTATTTTGGAGGAACAACAGATAGTAATACATATCCGTTTTCTGCAGATATGACAACATATACTAATAGTAGGGTTACTAATCTTAGT